GTCGTAGTTGTCAGCTCCGAAAAGCTGGAACCTGCCCTGATTGGGAAAGTCCGCCCTCAGTTCGGCTTCGTTGACCGTCGTGCCCGGTATCTTGAGCGCGAAATCCTTGACGTAGTCCCATGCCGTCTGCTTCGCCTGCCTCAGAAGCGGGGCGATATAGGCAAAGCGTGGGCGGGGACGCTGGCAACGCAGGACGCTGTCGATGGTGTCTGCGATAGCGCCTACGGTTTTGCCGCCCCGCCTGTGAATGACAGCGACACGGAAGCGTGCGCGGGACTTGTGGAACTCGGTCTGCCAGGGGCGTGGCCGGTAGCCGAGGTCAATCGTCGGCACGTGCTACGCCGGTGATGACCTTGATGGTGAGGTCGCCCCCACCCTCTCCGGTCACCTGCATGGGAAGCACCTTGCCGAGAAGGGCAAGGAATGGACCCGGGTTTGCTGCGGCCTGCGTGGTCAGGTATGCGACCATCCCGCCCTTGCCGCCTGCCCCCTCTGCTGCTTGCAGGATCGCATCCTTGAGCAGCGCAGTGGTCTTGTTGGGCATTCCTTTCGGCCTGCCCGGTCCAGCTTTGCCTTTTCCGATTTTGGGCGTTTCTATATCGGCCATTGTCAGGGCCTCACTGTGCGATCCTTCCGCTAGGGAAGGTTGTCGCGGGTTAGCTTACTGCTGCTGAGAAGGGAGTTGCTTCCGTGCCGGTGGCGATGACGACGCCCCAGACACTCCAGTAGCCCGCTTTGACATCCTTGACGCAGATGCGCTCGCCGATCTTCACGCTGCCTGTCGTTGTGCGGTTGAGCGTGATGGTGTCGGAGGCTGCGACCGTGCCGAAAGTGGTGGCCGTGCCGTCTGCGTTGTCCACGACGATGAGGGCGCCCGTCATCACGTCTGTTGCATTTGCAACTTGAATGACATGGCTGTTGCTGGTCGCGATCACTGTGGTGACGAAATAGTATTCGTTCCCGGTTCCCAGCGCAGCCGGGAGGGTGATGGTGGTTCCTGCTGCGGTATCGAGCTGGATGGTTTTTCCGGCATCGAAGGCGGTCAGGGTGCGGGCAGAGCCTCCCGCTGTGAAATCGCCGCTGAAATCGCGGCGGGCTAGTTCGACGACACGCGCCATTGTTTTTAACTCCTACGCTTAGACGGTGGCTGAGAAGGGATCAGCGACGTTCGAGCCGGCAGGCACGAGCAGCGCGCCGGAAACGTGCCAGGTATCAGCCGCGATATCGACCAGCCGCAGCCAGTCACCGATCTGACCGCCCGTGGTCGTGCCATTGAGCGTGATCGTGTCATCGGTGCCCGACGCTGCGTAAGCCGTGGCCGCGTTTGAGTCGTTGTCGAGCATCATGACGACGCCCTTCATCACGTTCGAGGCATCGGGAACCTTGATCAGATGGTTGTTCGTGTTCACCGCGGTCACGATGAACTCGAAAACCATGCCGCTGCCCGTGGCGTCGGGAAGGGTGACGGTCGAAGCTGCGGCCGAATGGTCGAGCTTGATCGTGCGCCCGTCATGCGTGGCTTGCGTCAGGGTCAGGGCTGTGCCGCCGACCGAGACCATGCGAGCCGAGGTGGCTGCATTGCGCAGGGCGATTTCGGCCTCGGCGCGGGTAATCTTCTTCGTGCCCGACGTGCCGGCGGACACGTCCACAATCGGAAAGAGATCGCCAGTTGCGGAATCGGCCCCGGTCAGGGCCGTTAGATCACTAATCTTCGAGCCCATCAGGCTGCCTCCAACTCAAGGTAATCGCCACTTTCAACGAGCAGATCGTCGCCATCTTCCATCAGGATGGAATCGCCGCCGGTCAGGACGGTGATTTCATCGGCAAGGAAGTTGCCGACTACGTCCACGGTGGCATCGGCTGCGTGGACGGAATTGTAGATCCGGCAGTAGATCGGCACGCCGCCAGGATCGAGCACGACGCTCGTGCTGGTCGTGAGTGTGCCGTCGTCCATCGTCACCCAGTTACCGGCGACGTTGTGCTGGATCAGAAGGGTATTGGCCCCGGCCATGTAAACGCCGATGGTGATGGGGCCGAGAAGGCAGATAGTCTGGCTGAACTGGTCAACCGCCGTGAAGGTGCGTTGCATGACCATCCTTTCAGTGGCTGGTGATCGTTTGAAGCTGTGCGTCGTTCAGGGCTGAGTTGAACACGGCGAGACGGCGGATGTAGTTGAACGGCGCGCTGGTCCCGGCGACCACGTTGCCGATGCGCAAAGTAGTCGGCGTTGCCGGAACGGTGGCTGACGTGTCGTGCGTTCCAAGTGTCCCGTCCCGACAGAACTGGACGCTGTTGAGCGAGAAGCGCCCGGCCATCTTGTACACCGTGTTGAGCCCGAGTGCGGCTCCAGCCGTCACGCTGGCTTGCGAAACACCGCCATCCGTCATCACGCCCCGCGCAATTTGAGTCGTCGCGACTGCTATATTGGCGCGCTCCGCGTCGGTGCCATCGTCGACCTGCATTGCAATTTCAGCCGCGCCGCCAGCCGCACCAGACGCGACAACGCGCTCACATTCCGCCCACAGGCTGAGCGGATACGTCACGCCGGGGCTGCTGATTGTCAGCACGTCCGCGTTGCGTGTCACGCTTGCGCCCGCCGTCGGAATCCAGCTCGACGCAAAAGCGCCCACCTCCAGCTGCACGTTCGTGACTGAGCCGGAAACCGTGAGCGTCAGCGTGGCGGCAGACGGAGTAAACGTCAGCGTGACGCGGTCGTTTACCCCCGTTCCGACCAGCGGCCCGGCTGTGGATGCGCCGGAGAGCGTGATCGTGCCGGTGCCGCGAAAACTCAGCGTGTGAGCAACCGCCGTGACGACGACGTCCTGCGTGGCGCCGGTTGCAGAGTTCAGGAATAAGTTGGTCCGAGCGCCCTCGATCAGCACACCCCTGTCGGTGCGGCGCAGCTGGCCTGAAGAGAACTGGATGATTTCGCCCGCTACGGTTTCAGCCGTTCCGACCGTGGCGCGCGTGAAGCTCCATCCGGGCGTGCTCGCGAGAGCGCCAACATCCACACCAGAAAAAAGCGCGCGATTCGTGGTGAAGTCCCAGTAGTGGAGCGGCTCGACGCCAAGCAGGCTGATCGCATCGTCAAGCAGGTCATGCGCTGGCAAGGCCGAATCCGAAAACGCCCTGATTAGCGGCCGGACATGCGGGCGGATCATGCCTGCCCCACGGCGTCAGCGTTGCGGATATCCTCATCACGGCGCTCGATGCGATGGTGTTCGGCGGCGACATCGTGCTCGGCTCGGAGCTGCCTCATCGCTTGCGCGAGCAGGTGCATCCGGGCTTCGGGCCTGACCCTGCGGAAATTCGGGGAAAAGTGGACGGTCAGCTTGCCGCCCCACAGGGGCGCTTTGAGCCTTGCGATTGTGCGGATGATCATTTAACCGCCTAGCTGTAACAATTCGTGACGAAAATATTCAGACCGTAGCTGGGTTTGCGCGCCAGCAGATCCGGGACGCTACCCGCAAACCCTAGCGCCGCATCTTTGCCTTGGGCGGCTTGGGCGGTTCGGGCTGCGGCTCTGGCCGGCGCGAGACGGCTGCGGGGGTGCTGCGCACGGCGCGCCCGTCAGGCGTTCCAACCGGGGCCAATTCCTTGGCGCGCTCGGTCTTGGGATCGCGCTTGTTGAAGGCTTGCAGGGCCTTTGAGACGATGTTCGGCGGGGTGCGGACGACCGGGAACTCGACCGGCTCGATTTCCTGCCCGTCCGCCTCGGTTTCTGGGCCTATTGAGAACGATACCCGGGCCGTGTTGCCCTTGATAATGCAATGGGCGCGCGGCCAATTCGGTCGCATCGTGACGGGAAACCAGGCGTCTTGATAGGTCTCCTGCCACATCGCGACGATGGCTTCGCAGGCGGCCAGCTCAAGCCTCCGCTCGGCCCTGCCCCGCTTGTGGACCTGCACGGGAACCTTGGAACACTCACGGATAACCCGCTGGCGCAAAGCCTCAATAAACTGGTCATTGATCGGATAGAGGCCGGTAAGCTCGGTCAATTGCTCGAAAAATCGAGACATGCGGCCTCCGGATTTTGCACAAGTTCAGCCCGTCGGCCCTCTCGGCCTTCACGGCTCCGCACAAAGTCGGCGCGGTCGGGCTGCTACCCGTAGTATCGCAAAAGAGGCGTCAGCCCCTAAGACAGCCCGCGTATGTTGTGGCTGATTTGCGGCAAACCCGCAACCCCTAGGCGGCACGGACGCAATCATCGACCGGGATTTTCACAAGCTGGTCACGTCCCAACAACCGCATGATGAAGTGCGCCTCCCCATCCTGCACGTCCTGAACCCGCAATTTGTGATCCGCCAGCACGCCGCGTGCAACGATCACCTCGTCCCCGATCCTGAACTCATGGCCCGTGCGGAAATGCCGGAAGTAACCGGGCAGGCGCTTGCCCTCATGGCCGAGGAACCTCACCATTTCGTCGTGATCGAACCGCGCGGGGTCGCCGTGCAAACCAACAATTGAATAGATCATGTGGATGCGCAGGATTTTATACCACGGAACAGGTACCCCAATTGGCATACCGATAAAGCAGTAGCCGGGTGCGGCGACGAAGGTGCGGTAGGTTCGCACCTTGTCCCATTTCGTCCATTTGCGTAGCCGCGATTCCGTTTTGACCCGCGCGTAAACGCCAAAACGTTCCAGCGCTCTCGCCACATCAAATTCGCGCTGGGGCTCTGTGCGCAGGGCGTGCCAGATCAGGGGGGCTTGTGTCATCGCCTCCTCCTTTCATCCTTGAGGGAGCCTAGAAGCATCCACAGCAGGCCCAAGCTGGCCCACGCGAGATGCACCAGGTTCGGATCGAGCCGGGGCATCCACATCAGGAAGGCGGTCAGCGCGAGGATGGAGAGGCCGGCGAGTTTCATGGCGCGGCCTCCGGGGGTGGAGGGAGGGGCATCCAGTGGGTCGGATCAAACGCGACGAAAGAATGCACGTTCGTTACAAACGTCTCCGCCATACGATCATACCGCATCGTCAATATGCGGTCTTTGCCGCCTACTTTCTCAAATGCGAGAATGTCGGTTCCGTCACGCGGCGCCGTTTCAATTGGCTGCCAGCTCATTGCCCGCCTCCGCTTCCCGAGTGCTTGATGCCCCACCAGCAGAGCGCGACGATGAGCGGAAGGGCGACGATCAGGCCGATGATGATTGCCGGGTTCATGAGCGCCCTCCGTCCTTCATGAAGGATGTGACGACGGCGCCGATGACGCAGAGCGTCATGATGGCGGCGCATATCCAAAAACCTTGCGCGATGATGTCCATCATGCGTCCTCCGTTTCGCGCCGGAACATGCGGAAAGGGTCGAACCTGTTGCGCTCGGCCACGGCCTTCGGATCGTAATGATCGAGCGCTTTCGCGATGCTGTCGGCCTCGGGCTTGGTCGGTTCCTCGGGGTACGCGATGGCGGCGACCTCATCGTATGAGTGCTCACCCGACGCGATCAGCGCGGGAATATCAGGCTCAACGTGTGGATTGACGGGCTCGCATGTCTGCGCATCGATCAGCGGGGAGGGTTCGGGATCGACAACGGGCGCGTAGCCAGAGCCGTCGTCGTCCTCCGCGAACTCGCTGGCATCGTCGGAATGGTCCCGGCTTTCTTCGTCCGTGCCGGGGACGGATGCCATCTCAGTCTCGACCGCCAAGGAAACAAACGGCTCTGACTGGACCGAAGCTTCGATTTCTTGCGGTTTGTCCTCGAATAGATCGGCAGTAGCTGGCTCCGGTGCGGCCTCAATCTCGTCATCATCCGCGTAATCGTACTCGCCGGCATCGTCCCAAAACGATGAATCGAGCCCACCGATTGCTTTTTCGAGGTCGAGAATTTCTTCGTGCAGCGCTTCCTCACGCTCTCGCGCCTCGTCCAGTTGCTGCGAAAGCTCGGCGTGGCGATTTTTCAGTTCTTCCAGCAGTGTCATGTCTCGTGGTCCTCTGTTGCTACGCTACCCGTTGATCTTCGCGGAAATCTTCCATTGCCTCGGCCAGACCGTGCGGCGCATGGCGACGAGCGAGCGTCCAGAGCGTGACGCCTGCCACGCCCATAGCAGCGCCGATGCGTTCCCATGACATGCCTGCCTCCCGCGCTACGGCGAGCAGTTCCATCCGCGCCGACAGGCTGTAGTTCCGCCGTTTGTCGGCGCGGATCATGTTGGCGTTGGCGCGCAGGGCGCGACGGTCGGCTTCATCGATAAAACGGCCGCACCATTGTGAGACTCGCGGACGCGAGACGCCCCACAGCTCGGCCAGCTGCGTCATGGCCATGCCTTCCGCGATGGCGTTCTGCACGTCGAGCATCCGCTTGGCGTTCACGGCTTCGTTGATCACGCCTCAGCCCTCCTCCAGCGATTGTGCTTGCGCCGTGCGACCTCGCCCGCGATTGCGGCGCGTGACGCAGGCGGGGCTTCCTGCACGGCAGGCCGCGTCATGTGCCCCTTCACGGCATAGAATGCGCACCGCTCGTGGAACGTCTCACGCGGCGTGCGGTAATGCGCGGATTGCTCGGCATCGCACTTGGGGCGCAGGCCCCGCAGGTGAGCGCATCCTTCGCACGTTAGGCGCTGAACAAGCTGTGCGGCCTGAGCGGCGGCGGCTTTGACGTCGTGCGTTTCGTTGCGGCGGGTCATGCTGCGTCTCCTGGCATGATCGAGAAAAGCGGCGTGTCGTGGCCGTGGACGTGGTCCAGTCGCCGCTTGATGTCTGCGACGTACTCAGCCTCGCGCTCGATCAGGATCGCGTTGAAACCCTCGCGCATGGCCGCCATGCCGGTCGTGCCAGAACCTGCAAACGGGTCCAGCACGGTCCCGCCCGGAGGCGTCACCAGCTTGATGAGGTAGGCCATCAGATCGACCGGCTTCACGGTCGGGTGTTTGGATTCCAGCCGGTCGAGTTTGTCGGCTTTCGGAGTGTAGAAGAAACGGGCTGCGGAGCCGCCACCGCCGTAGCCAGCATCTTCACGAGCGAATCCGCCTTGTGAGCCCTGATAAACGTTTGTTCCGATCTTCTGGCCGCCGCCATTCCGCTGGACCGCAACGCCATCCTTGCCTTCAGGAAACCCCGCCAGCACTTCCGGCGATCCGTCGTGGATGACGTTGGCGGGCCAGCGGCCAGATTGCGACGGCTCAAACGTCCTACGCTCACGCCGTGGCTCGTAGGACGTTTGAGCCGTGTTGATTCCTTGAGTGACTGCGTTTTCAGTGTAGCCGTCGCCCGCCTCCACCCTGCACGCATCAATGTTGAGCGCGCCCGTGCCGTGCTTCAGCACGTTCCCGGCGACGGTGGATTCCAGCGGCTTGCGGGCGAGGCAGATGGGTTCGTGGGCGGGCTTAAGGGCTGTGCCCCAGCCTTGCCATTGTGCGGCTTCCGGCGATCCTGCGGCGTATTCGTGCGGGGTGAACTCACGCCCGTTCGTCTTTTCCCATCCGGCTTTGTTTTGATCCGCGCCGGGGATCATGCGCTTGACAGGGCCGCCAGTCGCGACACGCTCGCCTTCGATGCCCTTGGCCTTATCGATGCCCTTGGCGACGTCGTGAGATTTTGGGAACCCGGAGCCAAACAGCCATGCAAGCTGGTCGCGGATCTCAAAGCCGCCATCCTCAATGGCGCAGACGAGGCGATGATAGGTCCGCGTCCCGCCGAATGCGATCAGGTGACCACCGGGCTTGAGAACGCGCCGAACTCCGATCCAGAATGCCGGATCAAAGGCGGTCTCTCCGGTATCCCAGGCTTTGCCCATGAAGCCCGCAGTTGAACGCCGGTAGACGCCCTCGCGTGGCGGCGGGCCGTCTCCGCTCCAGCGCTTCGTGATCGACACAAGCGCATATGGCGGGTCTGTGATGACGCTATCCACGCTGGAGCCCGCAAGCGTTTTCAGAACGTCGCGGCTGTCGCCATGAAGAACTTGCACGCTCATGCTGCGAGCCTCCGTTCCTTCACCTGCCGTTGCTTGAATTTCTTGACGCGCCCCTGCCCGTCCACGATGCGAAGCTCGATGTCGGGAAAGCACGCCATGAAGACGCGCATACGGAGCGAAGCCGCTTCCGTGATCATGCCTTTCACGTCATCGACGCAGAGCTTGCCGCCTTCGTAATAGGCGAAATCTCCGCTGTAATGGCCGATGGTGTGGCCGTTGATTTTGAGGGCAAACTCAGGCTGCACCGACACGGCGCGGACCTGACGGGCGCGCTCCAAAAGCTTCAGCGTTCCATAGCGTTCCGCCTCTGCTTTTGAGGCGAACAGGATGCCGTCAACCTCGGTCTTTTTCGCGCCGAACTTGTTGGTTCGCTTCGCGGCTTCCGGCTGCTCGCGAAACTCGGCCACGCTCATCCGCTCCTGCGGCTTGCGGCGCAGGGCGGCGGGGCGGTCGTCTTGCTTCAGGGCTAGGGCAGCGTTGTGCTTGCTCATGCTTGCTCTCCTGCGAGAAGCGAAAGCTGTTCGGCTTTGGGCTTGGGTTCTTCAAACAGGCGGGGCTGTTTCCACGCCTCCTCAATGCGTCGGCAGGCGATATCGAAATACTTGGGCTCGATCTCAATGCCGATGAACTTGCGGCCTAGCTTGAGCGCCGCGACGCCCGTGCTGGCGCTGCCCATGAAGGGGTCAAAAATCGTATCGCCCACATCCGTCGTCGCACCAATGCAGCGATGCGGGAGTTCTAGCGGGTACGCTACAGGGTGCTCCTTGTCCCCGCCCTGCCGCTGCTCACGCGCCACTTTCCAGATCGTGCCAAGGCCTACGTGATCCTGGTTCCACTTCCATTCACGACCACGCACAAACCAAAGAATGCGCTCGTCGGAGCGGACAAACATGCGGGCGTTCAGCATCATGCCGCCGCCGCGCTCCCAGATCACTTCGGACCTGAGACGCCAGCCTTCCGGCTTGAACCATGAAATCGGGTGCAGGCATTCGCCATCCCGCCAGCGCAGCTGGTGATTATAAAACAGCGAAGCGTCAGGCGCAGAACACGCAGCCACAGCGTTGAAAACTGCGCATTGAAATGCTTGATAGGCATGTTCCGGCAGATCGTCGGCGTAGCCGCTATCGTTCCAGCGGGAAACGAAGCCCGCTCCGCCCCGGCTTTCGCCCCACAAGCCGCTAGCCTTCGCAGGAATGGCGGTCATCTGGTTGTAGGGCGGCGACGTGACGGTGCAGTTGATGCCCGACAGCGTCGGCAGGATTTCCCGGCAGTCGCCAAGGTACAGAACCGCGTCTCCGATTGTTTCGATTGCGTGGCGGGTCATGATGCCGCCTCCAGCTCACCGCCGAGTGCGCGCCATGAAGCTAGGTCGATCGATCCAATCACCACGTCAGGCTTGGCGATCTGCATCGGCGGCGGCGGGGTCCAGTCGGACGATGAAGCTTGCAGGGCGATCATCCGCCCGACGCGCTGTGACACCAGTTCAGCGATCAGCGCGCGGCAGGCAGCAAGGCGCTCGACCAGCGCGGCATCGGTTTCCATGCGCTTGGTGATCTTGCGGACAGCGTGGATCGCCGTGCTATGATCGCGGTCCCCGAAATGGCGTCCGATCTGAGGATAGGTGACGCCTGACAGTTCCCTCGCCAGGTACATGGCTTCCTGACGCGGATGAGCCCAGCGCTTTTCGCGTGAGGCATCGACAAGCATCTCGCGCGGGATACCGTGGATCTTCGCCACCGCCGCTTTCACTTCGGCCATCAGCGGCTTGTGGGATGGAATCGCCTGCCCGTCGTACATTTATGTCCCCTGTTCCAGTTTTTGAATTTCAAGCGCCATTGCGTCCCGCTTGCGCAGGCTGTTGTCAGCGAGTTCGGGATACTTGGCCGCGACACGCTCAGCGGCGGCGAGTTCGTCGCGGAGCTGCTGCAAGCGCTCGGCTGTGCGGTCGATGGCTTGAGGCTCAGGGGCGATGCCTGCAACCATTTCGGCCAGCCGGTCGCGGATCATCAGGCGCGTGTCTGTCAGCTCGTCCAGACGCTCGGCAAGCTCGCCCCATGTCGGCCACCACTTGCCACTCCAGCCCGCGAGCACGTGCCGGACCACGTCGCCGGGGTATTCCCGCAGGTGAGCCGCGTAGGTCGAGACCATCAGTTCCAGCCGCCCGGCGCTGTCAGCGCGCGGAACCGTCTTGACGCTGAGAATGGCCAGCCATTCCTCGATGGCTTCGACGCTGGCCGGGGCAAGGCTGGCGTTGATGACTTTCAGCGCCGCTGGCAGGTCAGCCGACGAGGCGATATTGACCGTCAATGACGTCGGCCTCTGCCGGAACGTCGTGTCCCCGTCCTGGCTCGTCGGGAACACGGTTTCCGTTTTCACGAAGCAATCGACGCCGAATGACGACATCCGCGACAGTGCTGCGCCCGTGTTGGCCGAAGGCATCCGGCCCATGACCTCCGGGTGCATTTCGCGGCTTTGGGCGCCGCTCGAGATAGCTACGGACCCAGTTTCGCCACGTGCCGCGCCAGTCAAGTTTCCGGCCTGCGGCGCCCGGCTTCCCGTGCCAGTAATCCCTGAAACGATCTGCTTCATTTTCAATCTCGGTGTCGCTGAGGGGTTGTTTTGCTTTGAAGGCGATGCTTCGGGCGTCGTGCGCCCACTCGTCCGGCAACAGCCAGTCGTCGGGGAGCGATGTTCCCCGCGAACTTCGGTTCTGTTTTTCGGAGGGCTCAGGCTTCGAGGGCGCTGAAATTTTCGGGTCGCGTTCTATAGAAGCTTTAGCTTCTATAGATACTGACGGTTCCTGACGGTTAGTGACATGACGCCAGCTTCCGGTGCATTCGACGTTTTTTGCAGGTGCATTATTTGCACCCGCAATTTCTGCCGGTGCATTCTTGAGCTGTTCAAGGTTGAGAACGTAGGCTGTACGCGAGCCGTTTCCGCGACCGAGATGCTTAGTCGAGCGCGTGATGAAACCGTCAGCCTCGAGGGCTTTCAGGTGATGCGCCAGCGCCCGCACAGAGACACCGCATTCATCAGCCAGAAGCTCTTGAGACGGCCAGCATTTCCCGTATTGATCGGATCTGTTGGCAAGCGCGATCAGAACCAGCTTGCGGCATCCAGCCAGGCGCGTGTCGCGCGCGTCCATCACCGCTGAAACGTGCTGAATGCTCATTTCCCCGCCCCTTTCTTCTGGAGCTTCGGGACGGCTCTTGCCTCTGTGCGTGGCCCTGGCCTGAGCGCGGCTTCCCGGAGTCCGAGTTCGAGCGCCTGGTTAGCGTGGCGTGCTGTTTCCATGCTCCAGCGGAAGTGATCAGCCAGGCCGCGAACGGTTCCGGCTGTCTTCGCAGCGTCGCGGATTTCATCAGCGCGTCGGGCGAGTTCTGAGTTGGGGTCGGGCTTCATTTCGCCACCTGCAATTGCGGGGCGAGCGCGACCGTCGAATGTGTTAATGAGGCGTCGGTCGGCATCAGGAAACTTCACTTCCTACAGTCGGCTTATCGGAGCGCTCGGCGTCATCAGCGCCGGGCGTTCTTCGTTTCAGGTCACGTTCGGTGAATGGGCGCGCCCGCCGGAGCCGGGTTTTGGGGGGACAGGACCACGGCGGGCGCTACGGGCTGGTCGGCCCGATCTGATAGAAAGCCCAAGCCGCAGTTCTGGGTGTGGGGGGAGAGACAGTGCGGCGCGGGGTGGCCAAAGGCCGAGTTGGAATGGAGGGTCATGCTGCCCCCTGCTGCCCGCGAAGCAGGCTCAGAAGGTCAACGTTGGGGTAAATCTCGACGATGCGGACGGCCAGTTCGCGGCCCGGCGAACGCTCGCCCTTCTCGATGTCGTACAAATGCTGCTTTGAAATCCCGAGCCTTTTCGCAAGCTGCGGGACGTTCAAACCTTCGCGTTGTCTGGCTTCTGTCAGCGTCATGCGTACTAGTCAGCATATGGCTGACCTAGTTGTCAAGCGGCAGTCAGCAGGATAGTGAACGACAGCACCCACGCCGTGGGGGAGGCTGTGCAATGGCACAGCAACGTTTTTACCTGCGCGAATGGCGCACCTACCGTAATCTCACTCAGGAGCGGTTAGCGGAACGCGTCGGGGTCACGAAACAGCATGTTTCCGACCTTGAGCGGCAAAGACGCCAGTATAATCAAGGGCTTCTTGAAGCTTTCGCAGATGCTCTGATGTGCGACCCCGCCGACCTTCTAATGCGCAATCCGACCGCGCCAGAAGCCATTTGGTCGATCTGGGATCAAATCCCGCCAGTGGATCGAGACCAGGCGTTGAAAGTGCTTAACTCCTTCATTCCAGACGGAAAACGCAAGCGCGCATAAAAAAGTCAGCCATGTGCTGACGATTTTGCTTGCCATCTAGGTCAGCTATGTGCTTACCTCTCCCCAAGCAAGGGAGACACGGATGACCGACCAAACCCCAGACCAGATTGTCCACATGGCGCAGCAGTTCACGCGCGCCGCATCGCAGGCCCTCTCGTTTCTTCAGCTTCCGAGCCGGACAGACGGCGAGCTTTTCGAAGCGCTGATGGACAAGGTGGCTGACGAACTGCCGCTCTACGAAGCCGCCTGGGATTTGTTTGCGGCCACCGCTCGCCTTCAGTTCTTCGGCAACGATGCGCCGCAAGCTGATCGCAAGCGCTGGTCATCGCTGGCAGACAATGCACGCGCAGAGCTTGATCGCTCCTACGCAGCAGAGCGCGCCGCCGATGAAGCTGACTATCTCGCTGACCAGCGCCGCGATGAGCGTGCAGCATGACCGGCCTCCAACCCCTTCACGTCGCACCCGCAAGCCAGCTTGACGACGCAGCCGCGCACATCGGCCAGCAGCGCATCCGCATCAAGCGTCTCGAAGCTCTGCTCGTCGCGTGCGCCGAATATCTGGAGCCCTACAGCGACGTTATTGACGGCGCTTACGGCGAGCCGGTCCCGAACGCAGCCATGAGCCTCATCTCTCAGATTGATAAGGAACTCACATGATCGCCCACGTTGAAATGCTTCTCGCCAACCGCCAGCGCCATGAAGACAGAGCCGCTGTCCGTTACTCGACGCTCGAAGGTGTCGTCGCTGAGTTCACCGCTCGGATGGAGCGCATCGGCCAGCTTGAGGATCGGGTGTCGCGCTGCACTTGTGACCACGCGCCGAGCTTCGAGATTTCAACGCGCCGCGACAAGCCGCTGCACGCAATGTTCATAGCGCGCAGGTTTCAGCGGATGGCGCGCGAAGAAGCGGGGGCGGTGTGATGGAAGTCCTCGCTTACGAAAACGCTCGCGTCATGTCGGCGCTGCTGGAAGCGCTCCAGAAGGAATGCAATGGCGGCGAGTACGTCATCTATCGCCACCCCTTCCGCTGGATGCGCTACACCGGAGACTACAGCGACGGCATCGTCATGTCGAACTGCTACGAGATGTTTCCGCTTGAGAGCATCTTGGCTGAGCGCAAGCTCACCGCACGGCTGATGTTTGAACACGCGGCTATCGTCAGGGATGCGCACGACGACGCAACGGGTGCGCCCCAATGACCAACGTCATCCACCACAACTTCCGCAAGCGCCGTCCCGTCTGCCCTCTGGACGAGGCATTCGCCCGCTTACGCCGCACAGAGCTGGCGATGGAAGCGGCTGCGGCTGAGATCGAGGCAGTCGCGCGGAGGATGGAAGAAGCACAGAAGGAAGTGAACAATGGCCGGTGACGTAGTGAAATTTGAGCAGTCGGCCCCAGCGCCGCGCCGCTCGTTCGATGAGATCATGCGCATGGCTGAGACGATTGCCAAGTCTCGCCTGTTCGGCGTGACGCAGGTGGACCAGGTCGTCGCCCTGATGCTGATGGCCGAAGCCGAGGGACGCCACGTTGCCTCTGCGATGCAGGACTACAGCGTCATTCAGGGAAAGCCGTCGCTCAAGGCAGAGGCCATGCTGGCGCGCTTCCAGCAGGCGGGCGGCAAGGTCAAGTGGACATGCCTCACTGACGAGCGTGTCGCGGCCATCTTCAGCCATGCGCAATGCGAGCCCGTCGAAATCGAATGGGACATGGACCGCGCCAAGCAGGCCCAGCTCACCAGCCCGATGTGGAAGAAATACCCGCGCCAAATGCTTCGCGCACGAGTGATTAGCGAAGGCGTCCGAACGGCCTTCCCCGGCGCTCTGGGCGGCATGTACGCGCCCGAGGAGGTTATTGACTTTGAACCGCCTGCCCCAACCTCCCGGCAGGCTGGCGCCCCGGCGCTCGCACCCCCACGCGAGGCCGAGGCCACTGCGATCGGAGCGGGAGATTCGACCCCTGCCGCTCCGGTCGCCTTTCACGATCAGCCTAGCAACGTGCCGGGCGGCTTCAAGTCACTCAAGACAATCGAAGTGGACGAGGAGCAGATCACGGATCACACGCGCGACCCGGAGTGGTCAACGCTCAGCGCGCATCTCACAGGCAACTGCGAAAGTCGCGCTGACGTGCTGGCATGGTGGGATGCGCGCAAGAAGGAACTGAAGCAGCGCAAACCGCACTTTGCGAAGGCGTTCTATCAGGGCGAGGTCATCCCGTTCGCTGCCAGCTTTGCGCAGACGGTCGAGTGGGAAGACGACGCGGGGGCGCGGGGCTGATGGCCGTCGAAATCCTCCTCCAGCGCACATTGCGCGGCCTTGAGCCGGCAGACGACGACGCTCGCGACAAGCTCAAGACGTGGAAGATCGGACAGCCCCTCAAGTGCGAAGTCAGGCTTGCGCGCGACAACTCACGGATGCGCTACTATTGGGGTCTGGTCGATATCATCCTGCAGAACATCGACCAGACCTTCGCATCGAAGGAAGAGGTGTCCGATTCCATCAAGCTTGGGATCGGCCACGTCGAACAGGTCCAGGTCTATGACGGCGAGAAATGGCACATCACGCGCACGCCCAAGTCCATCAGCTTTGCGAAGCTGAGCGAGCCGGAGTTTCAGGATTTCATCAAGCGCGCGGAGGGCTATGCGTGCGCTGTGCTGAGCGTGACCAGCGAACAGCTTGCCGATGCGCTTACCGACTATCTTGCGCCGGGCCTGCGCCGCGAAGGCACACGCAAGCCGATGAGGGCGGCATGACAACCGACGCCCTGCCATTCGGGAAAGACCGTCAGCCCGAATACCCGGAGACGGAAGCGCGCGGCAAGCTATCCCGCAAGGATCGCGCGCGTCTGTGTCTAAAGCAGGCTGGCAAGTGCGCAGGCTGCGGAGTGAAGCCGGTCTATGGCTGGGAGTTCGATCATGTGTCGGAGCTTTGGGAAGGCGGCACGAACCACTTCAGCAATTGGCAAGCGTTCGGCTCGCGCCGTGACTGCAAGTGCCATGCGGTGAAGACAGCCGCAGCCGCGAGGCGTCGGGCGAAGATGCACCGGCTTCGCGGCAACACGGGCCAGGTCAAGCGCCGGAAAGAAAAGGGCTCTCAGATACAGAGCCGCCCCTTCCCTGATATGAAGCTGCGCGAAAGCCGGGACGGACGGAAATGGCAGAGCGCGGGTTTCCGCAAGAGCGACAAGCTTGTGCGTGGCGTCGATGGCAAAGTGAGGGAGCGGAGATGAGCGCATCTGACGTCATAGCGCGGCTGCGAGAGTTGCGAGAAGCCCGCGTCGCCCTTCAGGCGCTGGCGGAGGGGGGTGGGGAGTGAGCCTGTTTGTTGTTCCGAATGCGCTGAGAGACGCAATCATGGCGCGACTTGACGCGGCCATCGCTGAGGCTCCCGACGCCGAGAAGGATCGCGAGCATCTGTATCACAGCCTGCTCATGTACTTTAACGAGCACGGCGTCATCCCCGAGTTTTCGCTCGTCCGCAACGCAGGTGACACCCCATGACCACCCACGAACGCGCGCTGGAGGCGGCTGCAATACGCTACCCCACGAAAGCCGAGCAGGAGATATTCCGGCAAGCGCTCTGGCGTTCGGCAAAGGTCATCCGCCGAAGCCCACCCGCCATGATCGACGCCGCACCACCAGCAACAGAGGAGAAGAAGTGATGAGCGAACTGGAAAAAGCCGAACGCGATGTTGAGTACGCAAAGCGCGCCGCCAATGTGGCTGACTGGAAAGCGCTTGAGGCCAAGGCGGCGTTCACGCGCTTGGTTGCTGCATCATACGAAGCTCAGGCTGAATTACAGGCCGCACGCATTCGGCTGGCGGATTTGGATTGGCGCGCGGAAAACCACAAGGAAGCACAGGCAGCCCTCGCAGCACAGGACCCCCGCCCATGAAACGCACGATGCCGCAACACATCCAGCATCTTCGCAAGCTGGCAAAGGCGCGCAAGGACACAGACGCCGAAGCAGCGCGGGCGCTCGCATGGGCCGCTGACATGATTGAGGCAAGCCTTGCAGTTTCAGCAGCCCTTATGCGCCCCGAGGACCCCCGCCCATGAGCACGACGAGTGAACTGGTGGAGAGGCTGCGGAGGCGCGCAGAACCTGCGAAAAGCGACCCCGTCTCACTGACACGAAGGGATAGCTGATGGACGAGAAGGTGAGAAGGCAAGCGAGGAAGGCGGCTCGTGATGCGTTTGATGCCGTCGAGCGATGGGACGCCGCCATCGACGCTTATGAGGCAGCGCTTGAGGCTGCGGGGTATGTGTTTGTGCCGAGAGAGGCGACTCGTGATATGACGCTAGCGTGGGCGATCAAATCGCCCGCCTTCAGGGGCACTGGCGCGGCGCACCAACACGCGCGCGAGGTCTGGTCGCTCATGATCGATGCCGCCACTAAGGAGTCGTGACGTGGATTTTCACACGCTGCTCAGGCACCCACCGCGATCCGGCCTGCACAAGACACGTCCCATCGCGGTAGTACGATTTGAGGCCGCTTTCCTTCCAACGCGCGACGCATTCGTAATGCAGGCCCGCGAGCCAGATCGCAGCGCCAACAGCCCCGGCAATCGCGACGGCCGTAACCGCCAGGATTGCAGGGGATTGGACGCGAACCCGGATCATCCGAAGCGCGGCCGCAGGCTCCACAGGACATGCCAGACAATCAGCCAGATGCCGTAGAGCGCGAACGCATCCAGAAGCGTGTCCAGACCGACGCCGCCTTCACGTCCGAAGTCATCGAACGGGTTCACGTTGGCCAGCCTCACGCCGAGCAGCCACACAATAACTAACACATAGCAGAACCGGCGAATGTTCATCCAGTTCAGTTTTCCGCTCTTGGCGGTGATTTCCAGCCCTAAGATATTCACGGCACTTTCTCCTTGGTTGATGCCGCTTAGGCGGCGGGTAAACTCTGAAGCTCGCAGCCGAACGCGCGCCACGACGCAGCCTCGCGTGCGGCGTAGTTCAAGAGGCCGATATTGGCCTCCTCCGCTTCCGTGAGCGTGTCAGGCTTCAGCGCGACACAGGCCGCAGCTTTCACCTCATTTGCTGTTTCGCGGATGATCACGGAGTATGACTTTGGCGACGGCGGGGGCTTGTGCCCGCAGCTCGTCAGCGCTGGAAAACTCAGGCAGGCTGTCAGGAGCAGCGAGCGCTGCATCCTTTGCATCTTCGACATTCTCGACTTCCTCTCGGGCTGTTGCCAGTACGCGTTCACGCTCTTTCGCTGTCTCGACTTCCTGCTTGTCGGATTCCTTCCGACGCCCGCGCCGCTCCGCATTGATGTCCACGAACTTGAGGAACAGCAGCGCAGCGATGACCCAGAGCACCCATTCGGGAATGCGCTTCAGAAAGCTCCAGATGCCAGTGCCGATGGCTGCGATGTTCATTTGAGCGGCTTCTTTGCTTTGTGCTGACCGTATTTGTAGAGCGCGAAGCCGAGCGCCACGACGATCAGCCACGTGATCAGCTCGCGATTGCCCTCATTGCTCACCCACGTCTGCGCAGCCTGCGGGAGCAGGTTCGTCGTGCCGAGCGCTGTGACAGTGAGGCCCCAGAAGCGCTTCGACAGGACCATGTCCTTCGGCTCAAGGCTGGCCGGGGCTGCATCCTTTGGCAGCGGAGGCGGTGCGACCTTTGCGGGAACTGGTGGGGGAGACGTGCGAGGGACGCCGCCCGCCTCCCCCTGTCCTGTCGTCGGAGACACAACGACAGGTTTCTCGATCTTCGGGGAGGCAGCGCCAGCGGCAGACGTCCGGGCAGGGGCGACCTGCCGCTGGGCCGCCTCGACCGCAGGCACGCGCGGTGAAGCGGGTTGGGTAAGCACAAGCTCGTCATCGGCGGGGAGCGGGTAGCGCTGGGCCACCACGAGCACGTCACGGAATGGCGTCTTGAACAGCACCTTGTCGGTCCCGATGTCGCCGGGCGGACGCTCGCGAACCAGGGCCACGGCATCGTCCGAACAAGCGACCTCGAAGTCATAGCCCATGAAGACCACGGCCTCGGCATACCTCCGACGCAGAAGGCCCCGCAGCGCCTGCTTGTGCTGGCCGAGCGTAGCGTACAGCCACATCCCGAACGCGTCGGCGGCATCATCGAAGCGGCGCGCATTGACATGGCGCAGCACGCTTGAGCGCTCGAAATTGACGGGGCCGATATTGTAGCAGAGCGAGACCAGCGCGGAGAACTGGTTGCCATTGAGCGGGACCGTCACCAGCCGCTTGACGTGACCCTCGAACACGCTGAGCGCGTGCCGGAACATGCCAAGCGCTTCGTCATAGGTGCAGCTATCGCCCTCTTTGACCGGCGACCCATCGGGATAGAACGTTACCCCGTAGCTCATCTCCCATGCGCCGCCTTCGCACAGGCGGGCCTTGAGACGCGGCTCACCCTCGAACTGCGTTATCAGGCGCAGCCCGTGATTGTTGACGTACAGATGATCGTTCACGCCTCGCCCCACTCCACTTCGCCAACACGTCCGTAAGGCGTGCCCCTGTCGCTAAGTCCGACCGTGAACGGCACACGCGCGCTACGCGGCTCGCCCGGTTCCAGAGGCACGTCGATCGCGTGCAGCAGGTTGCAGAGGGCCGCGCGGCTTTCATCGCCCGTCACGATGCGGACAGGCAGCACCGTCTGTCCGGGCTCGCGATTGGTCAGGACAAACGCCGTTTCCTTTTCGGAGGGGTATGGCGTGCCCTTGGGAATGACGACGGAGGCGACCCCCTCCACCTTGTCATAGACCTCGATGGCCACCGAATAACTGATGATGTCCTGAATGGTGAGGTCGGACTTGCGGCCCTCGATCACAGCCGCACGGATCGCAGCGCCAAGGACAACCGCAATCTCCGGGTCAATGTCCGTCTTCGGCTCCTGCCCGAAGACCTGCGCAGCAAGGGCCTGCACGGCGGGCATCCTGGTTCCGCCTCCGACAAGCACCACGTCATTGAGGTCACGCACGCTGAACTTGGGGTCTTTGCGCTGCGCCTCGGCTATCGCGATGGTGCAGGCTTGGCGCATCCGGGCGAGGATGTCCTTGGAGAGATGCTCCAGCAAGGGGCGGTCCACGACGTGGTCCATGTGCAGGACTTCCCCGCCCGGTGTGCGGTCGAAATCCTTGATGCGAAACTCCGTCTTCTGCTTCCGGCTGAGACGCTTCTTTGTCTCCTCCGATTCCTGAAGCACAAGCGTCATCGCTGTATCGTCCACAGCAAGGTCAACGCCTTCGTGGGATTTGGACCACTCCCCAACGATGTAGCGGCCTAGCATGGCATCAACGTCAGAGCCGCCCGTGATCGATGACCCGCCCGTGCCGAGCACCGTGACAAGGCCTGCGCCGGTCTGGATGATCGAGACATCCGTGGTCCCGCCACCGACATCGAGAACAGCAATGCGGCGGACCTTTTTGAAGTCGTAGCCATAGGCCACAGCCGCAGCGGTCGGCTCGTCCATCAGCTCGATATACTTGAGCCCCGCCATCTTGCCCGCGTCTTCCACCGCCGCGCGCTGGTCATGGGTGAAGGTCGCCGGCACGCAGATCACGGCAGCGTCGGGCCTCTCCCCCTTGAACTTGATCGTCGCGGCATCGAGCAGCTTAGATATGACCGCGCTGCAAAGCATGGTCGGGCTATAGGTGTAGCCGTCTGGCCCCTGATAGTGCAGCTCGCCGTTTAGCTCGTTCGTTTCCTCGTCCCGGCCCTCGGCGGTCTGGTGGCCGGTGTCCTCGTCTTCATGCCACGCAGCGGCAAGCTGGCGCTTGAACAGGCGGAAGCAGAAATCGCGATAGCGCTTTCCCGCTTCGATGCCATCGAGGCCGACGAATATCTGGCTGTCACCCTTGGCCACGGCATCGGCGGGAACGATGGTCACGACGGACGGCAGGAGCGGCGATCCATCGACGTTGATCACTTCCGGCCCGCGCGGGGTCCAGTGCGAAACGCTGCTGTTACTACTTCCGAGGTCGATTCCTACGAGCTTGCGGACTTTCATTCTGCGGCCACTCCCATGCTCGGAGCTGCGTCAATTGTGGACGTTGGACCGATCACAAGCAGGCGCTCAGTCTTTGCCGCTCGCCGCTCGTGCTGTGCGGCCAACCCGCCCTGACGCGCGTTGCGCTGCTGCGGGGTCATCTCCGGTTCGGGCGGATCAACCAGCGTCAGGGGCTCCTGTACGGGCTCTGGCGCCGGTTCCGGCTCTGGCTCGGGGGGTGGCGGTGGGGGAGGCTCGGCCGCGACAGGCGGGGCTGCGGGGACCATCTGGCCACGGAGCGCTGCCACTTCCTGCTGATGCCGAAGCTCGGCCAGCTCGTCCGAGCGCTCCCGGTCGCGCTTGGCGTCATTTGCGCTGATATCGGTGATGAGCGCCCACAGGCTGAGCGAGCGCGCGGCTTCCAGCGTGCAGAGCATGAAGATGAGCCACACCCATGCCCAGAACGCTTGGGACGCCCTGTCAGCCAGTTCGATCTCTGACAGCCTGCGATCCGTGGTCGCCTGCTGCACGGGGCTCGCCTGCCCCGCCATGAGCCCGTCCTCGCGCGCCTTGAGGGTGGCAAGCTCGGCCTGGATCGCTTCGCCGCGCGCACGCATGGCGCTTTCGGTCTTGTCGCGCCTGATGCCGTCCACGCTGCCGAAGTAAAGGCCCTGAGCGAGCAAAAGCGATTGCGCCTTCGAGATGCCCTCGGGGGACATGCTCGCCATGATCTGCTGCTCGGTCTTCAGTTCCGCGATCTGCGTCCTGACACGTTCCAGCTCTGCGCCGGTGCCCTGTATCGCCGCCTGCTGCGCCGTGCCCAGCGTCCCAGCTTCCTCGCCGGCAAGGGCTGCCTTCGCAGCCAGTGAGGCAGAGCTTTCCGCAAAGCGATCCGGCCATACGACCTTCGCCCCGTTCTCCGCGTTGTGGACGCCAACAGCCGCAAGGCCAACGAAGATGAACGCGCCCGCCACTTTCCGCCATGTGGTCGATGCGGTGAGCATGCGGATAAAGGCGACGGTCGCGAGCAGTTCCGCACCGAGCACGGCCACGATCATGCCCATGATCGGCAGGAAGCTCAGCCAGTTCCAGTCAGCCGTTGCGACGATGCCGGTAACCGACAGCGAGGCAAGGCCAAGCGTGATGATGACCACCGCAAACAGCGCAAACTTGCGTGTCGCGTCGGCCTCATTCTTGAACTCTAGGAATTTATCCAAAAAGCGGCCCATGCCCTGCCCTTTTCTGCTGTTACGGTTGTCCCGTCGTGATCCAGAAAAGCACCAGACCTACGCCGAGCGACATCACCGCGCCAAAAACCGTCAGCGCGATCTGACGCTGCAAGGCTTTTTGTTCGACCAATCGCTGCATCTGAGAGCCCGCGATAATCTTCTCTGCCCATTCGGCGTTCGATTTTTCAAATTCCATGTGGATTTTCTCGATTTCTCTTTGAATGTCGGCGCTTACATCGCGCCTTACCTCGCCCATCTCTCGACGGATTTCCCGAAGATCGTCCTGAGAGACGGATCGCTCTAGCTCCTTGAGGAGTGTGTCGAGCGCCGCTTCGAAGCGCGTTCTGAGAACGGCAATGTCAAGCTCGACACCGCTGATCCGGTCCAGGCGCGCGAAGGCGTCACGCTGGCGCTCAATCTCAGCGATGTCGCGTTGTGTCGCGTCCGTCATTTGCCCCTGCCCCGCTTCTCATCGTCAGGTCTCTCCGCGCCGCGTCATCAGCCCGATGAAACGGTCGATACTTGCAGCGCGTGGATTGGCGATGCCCGTGGCTTGGTGTTCCCGATCCAGTGCAGCGCGTGTCACGTGCAATTGTTCTGAGATGTGTTTTTGCCGCGTCGCTGACAGCGTCAGGAACGTGGCGAAAGTCTCGGCCTCATCCACCTCGAACGCATCCATCAGCATGTCGCCCGTGATGTCGGCCTCCTCGCCCACAGGCCCATAATCGCTCATCAGCGCATCGGGCTCGGGCAGGAGCTGCGGCGGCTCCTCCTCAACGGGCGGTGGTGGAGGCGGTGGCGGTGGCGGCGGTGCAGGCGGCTCCTCGCGCGGCTGGGCCACTTCGATTGCGCCGACAAGCTGGAACAGGAGACGGATATTCTCCTCGATGGCTGCTACCCGCTCCTCGTCCCAATCCCCGGTCGGGCGGCTGGTTGGCAGCTTGATGCCGTGAACCTGCTCGGTGATGTCGCGGACATCAGCCCCGGTCACCATCAGCACGCGGCCAGAGTGCAACAGCCAGCGCTGCTCGGTCGATGCGTAGGGATCGAGCCGGCCCAGCGTTGCCCCGTCCTGAATGCGGTGGAATGCGTAAGGATCGCCCTTGAATGTGAAGCGGTCAGGACGGTTGCGGAGACGGGACATTTAAAACTCCGGCACGATGTGTTAACGTCTGCGCCCTTGCTGGAGGCGCGGGATGCTGGCTTTAAGCGTTATGCTGTTGGCTTTGGTTGCGCTCGTTGGCGCGGGCTTCTGCTTCATTACCGGATCAAGCTGGATCGGGCTTGGCCTTGTCGGCCTTTCTAACGTTTTGGAATTTACGGCCTTCGCCTTGGCCGGGAGGGCGGAAGCGGAGGAGTAGGGGGGCTCGCCGGAGCGGGCAGCATCGCTTGCGGCGCGGACGCTAATGGCAGCGGCGCAGACGGCGGTTTGGCGGCTTTGGAGGAAGCGGCCGAGGGCTTCTTCAGATCCGCGATAGCGCGGCGCAAAATCGCCAGTTCTTCTTCCGCCTTCGCCACGTTGGCGCGCTTGCTGGCATATTTGGACGTAAAAACGCCGATACTTGTTCCAGCCGCCACGCCTGCGCCAAGCATCATCCACGCCTTGGCTTGCGCGTACTGATCTTCAAGCTCCTGCACGCGTGCCAGATTGGCTTCAGTCTGCTTATCCTTTGCCACCTCAATAGCAGATTTTAGCTTCTCCTTGATGACTTCGGAGTTCTGCCAGGCAAGCCCGGCCTCAATGGCGCCGGTGCCTCCGATCAGCACGTCAGCCGCGCCGACATTGCGACCGATAAACTTGTCAGGGAACAGGCCGGCAGGCGGTGTGACGTTTTTGGGTGGGCGCGCTTCCCACGATCCATCGCGTTTCGTGGCGAACGGTACGTTTTTCTCGGACCCGCCCCGCTGCCAGAACTCATTCAGCCTTGTTGCGCGGCGATCAAGCTCGGCTCTCACGGCTGCGCGTTGCGCCGCTGTTTTCGGCGGCGTAATTGGCGCGTTATTCAACAGCGCGTTGGACTTTTTGATATGGTTCGTGGCCGTGAGCTTGGATATTCCAGACCCTCCCAAACGGGCCGTTTTCGCGCCGAGCGCTCCTGCAATGCCGCCTAGAAGCGGCGCATAATCGCGGAACGCTTGCTGCTCATCGGTTGGACGCGTCTTCTCAAACGCGGCCTGCTGCTCCCATTTTTGCAGGTTGCTGTCTGCGCTGGCCAACCGCTCACGGGCTGCCTTGGCTTCCTTTTCGATTTCCGCCTTACGCCCATTGATGGCCTCGCGTGTGCGCGGCCCAATGGTTCCATCAGCGCCGGTCGGCCCCAAGTCAAAGCCTTCGCGGTCAAGGCGTTTTTGCAACTCCTTCTCGGTGGCTGTTGCAAAGAACTTTTGCTGTTCCTGAAGATCAGCAAGGATAGCGAGCACGTCCTCGCGCTCTTTACGCGCGCGCTCCAGCTCGCCCATCGTCTCGGCGCTCTGCGCGTCTGCTTCGCCGGCAAATGTTCCGGCCATGCCGCCAACAACGCCGCCGGCGATCATGCGCGATGCAGTTCCTGACCGCCCCTTTGTCGGAGCACCCCCGAAGCCGCTCTGCGCGGGCAGCTTCTGCGGCCCGGCCTTTGGACGGCTCTCTGCCTTGCCTGAACCGAAGCGGACAATCTGCTGGTCGTCGGGAACGTCTTGGGTTTCCCAAGGGCGACGAGCGCGGCGTTCTTCGGGGGTGAAGTCTCTGCGGGTCTGGACGTTGCGGGCTTCGGTTTCTCCGGCGAGGCGCTTGTATCCGTCAAACAGCTGCTCGCGAGTGAAAAGATTTCGGACGCCAAAGTCTTCAGCCTTGCGCAACTGACGAGTTGCATCCGCCTTGATGCGAGCAAGCTCCCGCTTCTCTGGCATGTTCTGGATGGCTTTGAGTTCGGCCACAACATCAGGCGGAATGTTGTCGCGGCCTTGCCATGTCGCCTTAAGTTCATTCAGTCGCTTCTGTGCTGCGATGACGTGCGGCATTGCAAGAATTTCTTGCGAGCGCTTCGCTAGCTGCATGTGATTATGCGCTGCCATATCAGACGGAAGCAAGTCGTCGTTCATTGACCCGCCGCGCGCAAAACCTTCGCGCGCCTGAATGCCATGCTGATACTCATGCAGCGCAATGGAGCGAGGATCAGACGAGCCTTTGCCGATGTGCAGGCTTTCGATGGGCGTACCTGAGCCCATGAATGCGCCCTCGTCCGGCCTGCCTGACCGCATGACGCGAACCTCGTCCAAGTCCTGCATTCCCGGCACATCACGGTATGCTTTGAACATGCCGTCAGGGTGGGTAAGGTAGTCCCGTCCATTGCCGATTTCGTTGAACGTGGAGCGGCTATCATCAATCTCAAACCGCCACTTGCCATCGACGCCCTTGAACCAGCCCGTCGCGTCCCAGATGTCATCACGGCTCGCGCCTTCGGCTTCCATGTTCTGCGCACGGGCGAGAGCGAGCTTGTCTGCGGTCTTCGCGTTGACGCCTGCGAAGGTCTGCTGGTCCGGGGCGCGAAACCTGCGAGCAGGCGCAGCCTTCGACACACCACGACGCGGCCCTAGCAGCCTGTTCGCTCCGGCTCCTGCAAGACCGCCGCCGACAAGACCGCCAAACGCATTGAGCCCACGGTCTGCGTCGTCAATGACGCCGTCACGGTTCGCGTCAGTCGGGTTGGCTACATAGCCGGCTACGCCGCCAGCTGCCGCGCCTACGCCTGTGGGGGTGGCTCCTGTTCCAGCTAGAAGCTTGGAGCTTTGTGTTTCGGAGGGGTCGAACTTGGCGAACTTGCCTCGGATGTTGGAGGGGTCGAAGATAAGACGGCTTGGCCCGTAGCTGTCGGCCAGATCAACCCCATCGAAACCGGCGCGTTTTGCAGCCTCGACAGCCGACCGCGATGCCCACGACAGTTCGCCTTTTCCACTTTGGCTGCGGATGGTCTGTATAGCATCGGCCGCCGAAACGCCGGTGAGTTTCTCATACTCCGCAGCGATTTTGTTGAGATCGTCTGCGTTTTTGATTGAGGCAATTCGACCCCTGCTATACACTGGATAGATCGCGCCGCCCTCTGCAAACATCTCGGCAAACTTCGAATCAGATGTGAGATAGACGCCCGCCGTGCCGCCGCTGTCGGCCTTCGCTTTCATGGCCTGAAGGTTCTTTGGGCTCCCATGATACAGCGGCGTATCGACATCAAACCCCTGCTCTCTCGCTCTCTGCATTCGAGAGGCTTCATCCATTGGCAGGGGCTTGGGACGGCCGCCGAACCCCGACTGCTCTGGCGGACGGCGGGGGGCTGTGGTGGCGGGCTGACCCGTAGCTTGTGCGGCAGTCGGCGGCTGAGTGGCCGAGCCAGCGCGCGCAGCTTCCAGTTTTTTTGTCTTGTCCGCAATGCGTCGACGGGCGTTGCGCTGCTTGTCCAGGTTGGCGCGCATCAGGTCGTCAACGTCGGGATGCGAGCGGTCAATCTGATCGTACTGCTTCAGAAGGCGCTGAAGCTCGTTCTTGTCTGTCTCGATGCGCTGCATCCACTCTTCAGGAGTGGGCGGCGGCTTTGGCGTGCGTGGCTTCGGCGGTCCTTTTAGCTTATTGCCGAGCGCGCCCATCGCGGGCGGCTCGATAACAGGCGGCGCGTCGGGAGACGGCAATGCGGAGGCGGCCTCGTCCGCTTGGCGAAGACCGTACAAACCCTTTGTTACGCGAGACTGGAATTTGCGACCGGGCGTCGTGACGGCATCAAAGACAGAGCCAGCAGCCTTCAGGGCGAGCGGTATCGGGCTGCCTGTCGCAATCGACAATCCACCCGCCACGGTCCAGCCGGCCGGATTGCCAGCAACGTGGGCAAGCCTGTTGCCGGGGCCACGGATGTTATCAATCGCATCCTTCGCGCCCTGCTGGTTCAGGTGCGTATTTGAACCCGCCTGCTGATTGAGGCGCGCAATACGCTGGTTCTCAATCCGCATGTTAGCGATGGCGTTGCGGAGTTCGTTGCCCCGCTCCGGGCCAAGCACCGTGACCAGCGCCTTAAGCGTGCCCTCATTCTGAAGCTGCGTGATGCGGGCTGCGGCATCTTCTGGCGACGTGCGAAGCAGCGGATTGAGAAGCGCGTCACGGATCGAGAGCGCTGCAACTTCCTGCTGGCGCGGTGACAGTTTTGCCAGATCGCGCGCCATGTTCTCGGTAGCAAGCTCACTCTTGGCGACAGACAGAAACCGATCGCCGAACGTGACCGAATCATCCGCGCCGTAAAGGTCGCCATGCTGTGCGCGTGAACCCCTGTAGCCGGGGAACGTCTCAAGCCGGTCTAGCAGGGCCTTGCGGCGTGTCTCGTAAGCGTTTGACGTCTTGTTAGGCGTGCCGTCGATATTCTTCGCGCCGCGCGCCACCTCGCCAATTTCCGATTGCAGCCAGTGTGCGGTGCCGATTGGGTCGTCCGCAATTTTTGCGTCAATGACATCGTCCAGCGTCCTGCCGGTCGTCGTTGCTTCGATAGCCCAGCTTTCGGGAACCAGATCCCGGTAAGCCGGCGTCTTCATCAGCATGACCATTTCCGCCACCGCGCCAGCTTGCTCGGGGGTGGCCGTTTTGTCTCTCCAGACACGGTTAGCTTCGGAGATCGAATTGGTATAGGCTTCCTCGCCATTCCGGCGCATCAGCGCCTTGATCTCATCCGACTTGCCAGCCAGTGTTTGTTCGCCGAGGACGGTTTTGAAGGTCGCTTCAAGTTCATCCTTCTGCGTAGAGGCAAGCTGGTGAATAGTGTCCTGCATCGTATAGCGAGAGCTATTGCCAGACTCATTGAACGAGTGCGCGGCCCTGCCCCAGCCATTCGTTTTCATCGCGACATCGCCAGCAAGATTGCGAGCCTCGGCAGGGCTATAGCCCCTCGACTGGAGATATTGCGGGAGGTCGTCTTCAATGAAGAAGGCAAGCGCGTATCGGTCGCTCTTAAGGGGTTCATAGCGGCTAAGCAGGCTGCCCACGTAGTCGTTTACGACGTTACTGGGTATGCGAGCGCCCCGCATGAAGCGGCTGACAGCCTTGCTTGTATCCCGAGCAATGGCGATCTCCTCACGGGAGATGTTGGGAGCAACGTTGCGGGGAGTGGCCTGGAGGGTGGCCGGAGCCCCACCCCCCGCCTGCTGCCCCGCGCCGGCAGGCCCAGCCTGAGCCATCCGGGGCGGACCCTGCGGGATGGGGGCTTGGGCGACGGGAGCGACGGGGGGAGCGACTGAGGGCTGTGGGGGCGACACCGGGCCGAGACGTGCGCCGCCTGCGTTTGTGGGCGTCAGTGCCTGCGGTGACATTGCATCGGCTGACGCTTTGGCCCCACGGAAAATGCCCATGCCGATGAGGTTGAGTGTCGCGTCCTCGGCCATGTTTTTGACGCGGCCGACAAGGCCGGTTTCGCCCGGCTGCGATTTAAGCCAGCGGATATAATCGGCGGCAAAACCCATGCTTTCCGGGTCAAGCATGTCCGCAAGGCGCGGCGTGTTTCCGCTGAAGCCTAGACCAGTTGCTGCCACGTCCTTAGCAAGCTGAGTGGGCAGCTTGCCGCCTGGTGCAAACTTTCCAACCGCACCGCGCGCGATCAGATACTGCATGAAGCCTTCGGTCAGCGCGCCGGTGAAGGATTGCTCGCTCTCTGGAACAGGGATTTTTGCCGCTGAGAAGTCGAAGCGAGGGGCGTTATCCAGGGTCTGCTGCATCTTGTCGAAGCCGCCAGACTTCACGCGCCCCGCAATGCGCTCCAGAAGCGTGTCTGCCCCGACGCCAAACTCCGACCCGGCCATGATCCCCTGCATTTCGGGGTCAAACGACATCGCGTAAGGCACGGTTGCGACAGCGGCCAGATCGCCCGGCGTGTTGAGCGCCGCCTCTGCTGCGCCGACTGCCGCACGTTGGGCATGTATAGGCAGGATGCGCATTCCCTTGCCGAAGTCTCCCCCGTCGTCATTCAGTTCCACGGTTCCCTTGGAACCCGTGTCTCGAAACGCCAGACCGGGTGATGCGGAGTTGAAGATTGTCCGTTCCTGCCGGCGACGTTCTTCCTCTGCCTTCTGCGCTGCGAACTGGCTGTTCACCTGCGCCGTACTCTGGCGCATGGCCATGGTGATGGGGTTCGGCGCGTTGAGATCAGGAGCAGACGGGGCCGCAGCCTGCGGCGTGCCCATGGAGACCATGCGCTGACCTTGGCGCTCCAGAAACGACGGCTGGGCTGGCTGCTGACCAGATGCCTTCGCTTCAAGTTCGCGCAGCCGCTTGACCTTGCGCAGCCGCTCAAGTTCGGCGCGAGGATCTGGCGCCGATTGTGGTGATTGCAGTTGTGGAGGCATCTACTGCATTCCCAGCTCTGCCCGGAGGGCTTCAAGTTCGGCTTCTTCGTCGGGGGTCAACGATGGGGCGGCTGTCTGGCCTGCATCCATTGTGCGGAACTGCTCAGGTATGAGACCGAGACGTTGATTGATCAATGACTCAAGCCCGTCCAAACCAACGGCCAGTGTTTCCTTGTTGGCGCCGATGGTGCCGGCTCCGACAGGCTCTGGAAGGGTGCGCTGCAAGCGCTCAACGTCTGGTCCGGTCAGAACGCCAAGGTTAAACAGTTCCGGCCCCTTCAGGAACATCATGAGATTGTTATGAGCAGCCAGAAGCTCTTGCGCGCGGTTCGTTTTGCGCATTCCCAAACCGCCATCCCACTCGCTATCGACAAGTTGCGGGCCATACAGGTTAACGACCTTGCGATACTCATCGACAAGATACTTGAGCGAGTTGATCGCCGCCGCCTTGTCGCGAAAGCCTTTCCGCTCAGTTGCCGAAAACTCGCCTGCGTTCTGACCGCCGCTTGGGTAAAACCGGCCTGTCGCGTCATCAATCTGGCCAGCTTCAGCGCCATACCGCCCGGCTTCTTCTCGGGTTGCCGGTCGAAAGCGCGACTGAGAGCCTGATTGTTGCGGGTCGCGATGGAGCACCCTTGTCGTCGGCGTGCCGTCCTCTCCGAAGCTCGTCGCCGTGATAGCCTGTCCTGTGTTATCAATGCGCGGACGCCTCGCCTCCTGTTGCTTGATGATTTCCTCCGGCGTCGAAGGACGGCGCGGGCCGTATCTCGTATTCAAGCCATTCGCACCATAGGTCTGCGCATACGGAACGCCGCCATCCATGCCGACCTTCGGCGCGAAGAACGGCTTCGACGTATCGCCGCGCATGATCAGCGTATCACCTGCGGTGACTTTCTGAGGCGCGAAGTTTTGCGCCATGAACTCACCCCATTTTCCCGGGTTCGCGTTGTAAACGGCTTGCTGCTCCGGGGTCATCGCGGCGAGAATCGGAGCCATGCGCCGCGCTTCATCCTCCGCAGCTTGCGCCTCATACTTGCGGTCAAGGCCGTTGCGGCCGGCGAGCAACGCCGTGAACGGATCGGCCATGATCTCGTTCCACCAGCCCTGCGCGCGGGGGCTCTTGTAGGAGCCTCCGATCAGGCCGCCCATCTGCGCCTCATCGCGCGTGCGGGCCTGTGTGCCCTGCACGATGGGCGCGGGCGTTGTGCGCTCTTCTTCGCGCTGAATACGCGGAGCGAGATACCCAGCCTGCCGCCTGATGCGCTGAAGACCGCCGCCGAAAAGCCCTGCCATCAGGTGCCCCCGCCTTGACCGTTCGAGCCGCCTCCGCTGAGCATTTCGCCCAGATCAAACCTGAAGCCGCTGCTCTTGCCCGTCGAGTTAACCAGCATCGGCGTCGAGTTGAGGATGCCGCCGCGCGTCTGAAGCTGGAGCATGAGATTGCGGTATTCTTCCGCCGCCTGACGGTCGAACTCGGCACGCTGCGCAAGCAACCGCGCTTGCTCGATCTCGCGCTCCGTCGCTCCGAACTGCGCCAGCATCGCCGCATCCGAACGCCTGTTCTGCGCATCGCGGAAGCCGACATCCTGCGCGTTCTGGTAGCCCTGATAGCGCAGGTTCGCCATCATGTTGGACTTGTCCATGGTGTTCTGACGCATCAGCTCGGCATCGGCCACGCCATGACGCGAGCCGCCGAACGCCCCCGCCTGCGTTGCACGCGCATTGTTCTGCGCCAGATTGCCCTGCAATGACTGATCGTAATACGCCCCCGCCGCGTCTACCACGTCACGCTCATAGGGGTTGAAATACTTGGAGACGTTGGACGGGTCGTAGGTGTTGTTCGCGATCATGTCGCGCGCGTTCGTCTCGGTCGCAGTCTGCCCCGCCACCATCTGGCCCGTGTAGGGGTTGAACGGTTTCGAGGTGTAGGCATCGACCTGCTGCTGCATCCCGCGCGTCTGGTCAGTCCATTGCTGCTTCGCCCACGGGTTCAGCTCCTGACTGTTCTTCTGCTTCTGCTTCGAGAATGACATCTAAAGCTCCTTCACCAGGGAATGCTCAGGCGTCCACCCGCGCAGTCCCAACACACGTGTCCAGCCCTTGCGGCCTATCATCGTCATCCGGTCGAAGCCCTGCCGTCGCGCCATGTCCGTCACATCGGCCTCCATCTGCATCAGCTCGTCCAGATCGCCCGAGGCCGTGAAGACATGCAGGTCATGAACGATCTGGAGCACGGCAACCGAATTGCCCGACTTGCTCGGCAACAGCATTGCCCGGCCTTCCCGCACCTCATGGGCCAGTTGCTCCCATGTGCATTGGCCATTCGTCCGTTCCAGCGCCCGCTCGATGAGGGGCCGGAACTCTTCAAGCCGGTCTTTCGTTTCTGGCATTGTCCGCCTTGCGCCTTTCCCAGCTCTGAGACGCCCGCGTCTCGCCAAGGTGCTGCTCGTCCCATTCGTCGTCCTTGCAGCGCCCCGCCCTGATCGCGAAATCAGGCTTGAGCCGGCCACAGGTCGGACATTCAACGCGGTTGCTCATGCGGCGTTCTGAGGCGTCACGATGATGGTCGCCGTCTCCCCGTTGGGCGAGCCCGTGCGGACGCCAGCCGTGCTCTGCGTGGTGTAGGCGACACTCACAAGGTCAGTGAGAGACCCGCCGCTTTCATAGCTCGCACCGAACTCGGTTCCGGCGTGCTGGCCCACCGCATTGGCCCACGTCACCGACTTGGCGACGTTGGTGAAGGCCCGGTTGCCCGTGAGGTTGGCCCCGCTGAAACTGTAGCCAAGCACATTCGTCGCGCTCACCACCACGGTTGGCCCCTCATCCCAGCCGCCGCCATCGTTGAACCAGGTGGACAGCGTCACCGCCCCATCATGATAGTAAGACCCGCCGCCCATGGGCTCCGAGACGATGTCGATGGTCCCCGAAAAGGTGAAGGTGTAGATGCCGTTATAGGCGTCCGCACTCACCGACTTGTGCATCACACGGTCAGGATCGCCCACCCCGCCTGCGCTGTCGGTATTGTCCGTCGTTGTCGAGGTCGCGCCCGGCGTCGATATCTTGAGCCGCAGCGTGCCGCCCGTCGTCGTCGCATTCTGGATCGTCGGGGCTTCCCATGCCTCGCCGGCAGCCAGCGCAACACCGCTTGGAATTGTGATCGTATAAAGCGGAATCTGGCTCAGCGCCGCTCCGTCCGCCCACTCAATCGTTGCCCCGTCCGCCGCATAGAGATAGGCGGGCTGCAGGGCCACGGGCCAGCGGACCTCGCCCACCGTCACCGAACCCGTAACTTCGAGGTCACCCGCGAAACGCACAATCCCCGTGCCGGCATCGATGGTAAACGCGCCGTCTGCGTTGAGGATCAGCGTGACCTGCTCGCCATTAAGGCCGGTGAAGCCCAGCTTCTGGCCATAGGGAATGATCACATCGGCGCGCTTGTCGTGCTTCTGGATCAGTTCGCGCTCGACCTCGTCCCGGTGCTCAAACTCGTTCTGCTGCGTGTAGGCTTTGGAGGGCTCGATCAATACCGCCCCCGCGCCTTGGCCTGCACGCGGTACGCGCCAACCCTGAAATCCTCCGTTCCGCTCTCGGCCCGCAGCTCGATCCGCGCCTGCCGGGCCGTGGTGATGACGCCGACCCGCTCAGCCGCATTGAAGGGGCCAATCGTGTATTCCGTCGCGTTGGGATATTCGCGGGTGTAGAACGTCACCTCGCAATCGCCCTGCGTCAGTTCATCGGGAATGAACTCGTCGATCTGCATCCGGCGTTCGCCCTCGCCAAGCTCCACAGGCCCCGACACCGCCCTGCGGATCGCGCTGTCGAAGGACCAGCCCGTCTCGTGCTTCAACAACGCGCCCGAGCCGTTGACCATCACCGGCCAGTCAAACGCGCCCTCTGGAAATCCACAGAGCCTCGGCAGTTCGGTATGATTCCAGTGCCCTTCGCGGTAGTTGTAGATCGCCGCATGGGAGCACTCGACCGCCCCGCCCTCGGCATCCAGCGTGTCGCCGCTTTCCAGAAGCAGGTCTTCGCCGTTTTCCAACGAGATGTTGGTCACGCGCGGATAGAACCACCAGACCTCGCCAAACTGCGGGAAGTGCTGACACCAGACCTTGTTTCGATAGGTCGTATTGAGGTTGCGGAACACGTCGTCGCTGATCTCGCAGGCCAGCGGCTCGACATAGCCGACATAGCGCCAGAAGCCATTCTGGCCCATCCAGTAGGCCACGCTGTCCACGATGTAGAAGGCGTGCCGGCCGATGATGCCGCAGTTATTGCCGACCCGCTCGATGCCATAGATGTCGGGAAAGCCCTGATAGCGCATCAGGTGCAGGTCGGTGTCCGTCCAGATGAGCCCGCCTGAACGGACCTTGCCCCCGCACATGGCGACGCCTGCGGTTTGCAGGTTGAGGTCGCCCGCCTGGTTCGTGCTGGTTGCGGTCCACGTCGTGCGGTTTTCCTGATCGTTCCATGCGACCCGTCGCGGATCGCCATCGGCCCCGAGGGCTATGATAAAGCGCTCATTGGTAACGAAGATCGCCTTTGCATCGGGTGCGTTCGTGATGGCCGTTGCATCGAGCCCGCCGCGCGGCTGCCACTCATAAATCGTCTGCTCATGGTCATTGCAGGCGACAAGCAGCTCGCCAAAATTGTCGAGCGTCCATGTCGAGCTGTCCGACCCGCTGTCGAAGCCCGATTCCTGCAACAGGGGCTCGCTGCCCTCGGTATCAAGGTCAGTTCCGTCCTCAAGCAGAATGGAGACCGCAGCCGCAGGCGTGATATCGTCCAGCGTCGTGCCGTCATGGGCATAGAGCGATGTCACCGTCCCGAAGGCTGCAAAGCTGTCGCCCTCATTGTCCTTCCACGCATGGGCGGCCCGTGGCGTGCCTGAGAGCGTGCCGGTAAGCCCTGTCTCCCATCCCTTCATCGGCCTGATCTGGCCCTCGAAGAAGCGCACAAGATTGGCGTCATACCAACGCCCTGCGCTCTGGTAGGCTGTGCCGTTCCGGTAGAGGCCGGGCGGCAGGGTGAGCTTCAGGAACATCAGGCGACGAAGCTCGCGCTCGGCTGCGGACGAAGCCCCATGCCGATCACAAATGCCTCCTCGTGCTGGATCTGACGCATCACTTCGCGATAGCGCGGCTCCACCAGCCCGATACGCTCAGGATCGATCAACCGCCGATCCGCATTGATGAGGGCGCCATAGAGATAGGCGTCGGGATGCTTCCGCAGGAGCCAGTTGTAATCATTGTCATTGGTGAGCGCGGTCAACCCGCGCTTGTAGCGGACCCTGACTGTCGTGGTCTGCGCCGGGTAGAACAGCAGCGTTGAGCCCTCAACCGTGTAATAGAACGGCAGTTCGCTCGTGCTGTAGGGATAAAGCCCCTCGAACGTGTCAACGGGGATGTAGATGATCTCGTTGTAGGGCGTCGAAACATTCTTGATCGACGTAATCTGCCGCATTCCCGTGGGGATGGTTGCCGAGCCGCTGGTCACGGACAGAGCCGTATCGACCGACTCCATGTCGCGGGTCCGCAAGACCCGGTTGGCCTCGGCCT